AAGTATACACTTATTGCAGGTAAAGAATACTTTGAAGGTGATGAAAAAGATATAATTAATGATTTTGTACAAATTGTTAATGATTACAATAATAAGGTATATGATACAATAAATTAAAAATATAATATTATTAGGGCTTTTATAAATTGCTGATAATGTGTGTCATTACATTAAATATTGCGCTTTTTGGGTAAAGCCTTTTTATAAAAGGCTTATGTATGATGGAGATAATTGGAAAATAAAATCATTAGAAATGGTTAATAGAGAATTATTTAAAATTATTATAGAGACAATTGATAAAAAGAAATATAACAATACCAAAAAAATTTGGATATGAAGCACAGGCTGGGCAAATAACTGAAACATTGAATACATTACCTCAAATATACTGGCATAACATTTCTGAAATATTAAAAACTCCGAGACCATCGGTCAAGGACCTCAGGGTTTCAGAATTTGGATTGAGTGTCTTATTAGAGGCAAATAAATCGGATATAGAGAAAATACAAAAAAATATATTAAATAATATTGAGAAAGATATAATTATCTAAAAATGAGACTCATCTAAAATTTTAGTTCTTTCTTGCAATGTCGCATTTGCCTCTTGCAATTCTGCATTTGACATAGTCAAATCATCGCATTTTTTTTGTAATTCTTCTATTGTTATCCCATATGTATTAGTTTCTATTTTATGCATATTAATTAATTGCTGCATATCTTCTTCTAATATTTTAATTTTATTTTGATATAATTTATCAAGTGTAGGAATATTAGTTTCTAATTCAAGGCATTTTTTTGTTAATTCTTCTATTGTTACCGCATATGCATCATATTCTATTTCATGCATATCTTTTAATTGTTGTATAGTATCATATATTCTTTTATATTCCTTATATAATTTATATAAAGTATCATCTTTATTAATTGAATAATGTGACTCAAATGTACCACAATCAACTACTGCTGCTAAGTTAAGATCAAATATGCATTCAATATTTTGAATTTTAGTAATTTGATTAAAATCATATATTGTATCATAAAATACATCCCATCCATTAGCAGCAAAATATCCTACTGAGGTTAATATATTAATATGATATTGACGCATTACTTCAGCCACCATTCTATTGCCATTAAATCTTCCTCTTGTTTGAAAAAATTCAAATACAGGAGTTTCTAATTTATATTTTTCACCAGATATTAAAAAATATGCTTTTTTGCGGCGTTTTAGTATTGCTTTTGGTGGTTTTTGTGTTCTATCCAATCCTTTTTGAAATAATCCTTCATTTTTAATTACCACATTAGTGGTTCTAATAATTACAGAATCTTGACTAATAATAACATCTTTAATTTGGCAAGTTTCTTCACCAATATTATAATATTCACTAAGCGGAAATATTGACAACATTATATGTATTTTTGGTAAAGCTTTTTTTATATATTAAAAAGGATATAATATTCAAATATAGAGTTTTGGTAAAACTTTTAAAAAAAGTTTATATTTGAAATTATGAATATATAATTAATCTTTACTAAAAATGACCGAAAATATTCATATTGCAATTGTTGGACCCATTTCAGCGGGCAAGACCACGCTCCTTAATACATTATGCGCAAATAAGTATAGTTGTATGGCAAGAAAAAAAACAACAATGCTGCCTCAAATTTATCAAATAGTGGATGGTGGCAATGTTGATACCATTGAGGAAATATATCAAAAAAATAAAGCATCTAATGAAGAAATATTAAAACTTAGAGAGGCTGGAGAATTTGATCATGATTGTCATTTTACAGAAGTAATTCATAAAATCAACCCAATTTTAGATTTTATTCAATTACCTGACAATGTAGCAACTTATTCAATTTTAGATTTACCTGGCTTAAACTGCGCTGGTGATACTTTATATTATGACTATGCTAAAAGAATATCTTCTGAGGTGGATATTTATTTAGTTGTATTTGATATTAATTCTGGATTAAATACCACAGATGAAATTAATATACTAAAATTCATCGTTGAGCAAATTCAACAAAATAAACATGGATATATTCATATATTAATTAATAAATGTGATAATATTATAATTGATGGTGACACTATTACATTTGCGGATGCAGAATTAAATGAATTATATGAAAGGAGTAAAGAAGCAATTTTTAAACATTGCGCCCCTATACAAGATAAAGTTTCAATCTCTCCATTATGTGCTCAAAAGTTATATATCTATAGAAGTATTAAAAATGATATTACCACTATTGAAGAGGCTCATTTAAATGATATTATTTTAGAAGAACTTGGTAAAAAAGGATTAAAAGAGTTTTCTGACATTGTGGCAAAGAGGGAATACGTTTCTGGATTAATTAACTCTGCAACATTTAATGATTGGATAAAAAATACTGGATATGATAAATTTATTTATTGCTTAGATCAGATATTAAAGAATTATTCAGAAATTATATTTTATCACATTAATGCTGATCTTGTAAGCTTGCAATTGCATACTATATGTGATGGTTATTTTTATTTTGAGTTAATAAGTGAAGAAATTAGCAAAATACAAATAAGAATTCAAAAAGCTAAGCAATGCGCGACATTACCAATTCCGCAATATTTATTAGATAGTTTAGAAATTATAAATAAAGAATTGAATACGCATTTAATATTTAATTATTCAAAGGGTACAATTGATATTATTGATGAAATTCTTGAGCAAATAGATAATTATTATACAATGCTGCGAGATTTATTTGATATTAACCCATTAGAGAGTGCAAAAAATGCCCTATTAGATGCTCGAATACATCTACTTATAGATGAATTTATTATAGCTTTTAATAAAGAAACATTTAAAGAATTGCATGAAGGTTATTTTTATGTGGAGGGTAGGTCTTCTGATAAGTCCTCTGATAGGCCCTTTGACTTACATATATTTAATACCTCTGTTACAAATATGTTAGAAAAAAATATGAATAATATAATTTATATTTCAGATATTATATCTGAATTTGATCAATTTTGTTATATGGAGAATTTAATACATATTTTTGTAAAGCTATTAGAAACAAATAAAATTGACTCAGAGATATTTTTACAATTTTTACCAAAATTTAATAATATTGATAAAGTAATTATTTCAAAGGCTATCACAAATTTTATGATTACAAATTTTACTATTAATGATGAGCCTATTTATACAAAAATAATTTGTACTAAGTGGGCAACTATAAATGGCAAAGAATTACTATTAACTAAAATTCAATATATATTTTTATCTAGAACATTTATGACATTTACCTCAGTTGATAATATATATGAAAAAGTTGATGAAGCAATGTTTGATAATATTATTAATATATTGGATAAGATATTTAAGATATTAAAAGCCACTGTGTAGGCATTGCTGCCACTATGTCAAATCGTTGCTGCCACTATTTATACTTACAATAAATGTAATAATATTTGACTATTTCAAATCTTTACTAAAATATGGTAATATAATATCATCTAATAGCCATTGAAATAATTCAGAAAAATATTTCTTTGTATATGATATTTCAAATTTTTTTGGATATTTACTAATAATTTTTCCAATATGCTGTGGTCTTTTATTTAATTCTAAAATCCATGCATGTCCAGTATCATCTAGCATTATATCTGCGCCATAAATAAAATAGCCAGCATTTTGGTTATGAAATAGAGATAAACTATCTAATGGTATGCTATGAATAGCATCATGAATTGATTTATTACACTTTTTAAAAAAGTCTTCATATATAATTGCTTCCGAATACTTTAATAAATCTTTACATTGATCAATATCCCATATAAGTAATTCATCATTAGTTGCTCCACCTGATATATTCATATCAGGATCTAAATAGTCCTCTTTTGATTTTATAATATATTCACTCTTTGCCATTTTTAAAGTTATCATAGTTTTCATATATGTTACTATTGGTGTCTTTTTTCTTTGTAAAAAAGGTGCAATTAAAATCCGTAAATGAAATTTTTTACCCTTACACAATAATGGATTTGTTATATAAGTAGAACATATTGCTTTTTTATTTTCAGATAATAATCTGTCTTTTAGTTTAATAAAAGATTGTTCATCTATGATTACATATACACCTGCCTGACCATAAGAAAATACTTCTTTTACTATTATAATATTACCATTCTTCCATACAAAATGCTCTAGATTTTCTGTATATGGTAAGTAATTAGATAAAGGTTCTTGCATATGACAAAATAAAGAATTTTTATGATATAATGTATCAATTCCATTAAATCCATATTTTAAATCTGCCTTAAAATGCCTATCATATAATATTTTAAAACTAAGAGAAAATGCAAAATCAGCATACGGCTTATCAGTTTCTTTCCATCCTAAAGCATTTAACGCATCTATTAAATATTGAAAATGATGGCGGTCATAATTTTGATTTTTTTCATTTTTATCCTTAAAAAGAAATAATCTATATGTATGGCTGGTATTTGCAATATGTCTAGTATTTGCAATATGTTTCTTCCTACCTCCTAATATTGGCGATTTATATTTTTGTAATATATTTATGACAATTAATGCAATTATTAAAATTAATAAAATTAATAAAATTAATATCATTTTATATATAAATAAATACTTAAAATTAATAAAAAAAAATGCCTAATTCAAATCAAGGCGCACTTGCCTCTTTAATAATTTCAATAATTATTTTTATTATTGTACTTATCTTAATTATTGCAGTATCGTATAATTGGAGAGTTAGTACTACTAATAATACTAATCAACCAATGGTTACAAATCCACAATTTCTTGCCGCTGCTATGTATAATAAAAATAATTTTGCTTCGCCGCCAATAGGTATGGGGTTATACGCTTCAGCATCAGGAGGTAGTGGAAAAAATACGTCAGGAGGTAGTGGAAAAAATAAGTCAGGAGGTAGTGGGATGTCAGCTGCAGCAATTGCGCAGCTAGAAGCTAATGGGCTAAATATTGCTAATGGTTGTGGCGATACTGCTGTTGTTGGTGTAGGTGGAATATGCAAACCAATAAAGAGTTTTTATGGGGCTAAAGATGGGTTTCAAAATTATATACCCCCATCAGGTAGTAATTATTCGGCAGTAATGGGGCAGCTAGGGACTGGTGCAATAAATAGTGCCAATAACTCAATACCAAATGGTAGTATTACATACTTAAATGGATTTCAAAATTATACACCCCCATCAGGTGGTAAGTACTAGGCAGTAATAGTATATATTATTAATCATTCTTATATGTATTTACAGCAACTGCAGATGATATTAGATCTTTTTCTAATAAAGAATACATTTTTCCATTATGGTCACTTATACTAAGCACCCCATTTGTTATTGATAGTGCAAACATTAATTGCTTTGGAAATATATCATTAACTTGGGTCTTCAATATAAAGTTTATATTAAATAAATCATTTGTATTCTTCTTATTTGCGCTATGGGCAGCCCATCTTTGATTATGTTTTGAAGAGTATTCTTCTAATTCTATTGGTTGATTTAAGATAAATTCTTTATTATTATCTAGCATAATAATATATCCACTTCGCTTTTGATTTTCCCTCGGTGAAATAAAAATTTGCAAATCACTAAGTTCTGCTTTTTTTAAAAATTCTGGATCTCCAATCCACATCCCTGTTAAATAATTTTGATATTTAACACAGCAATTATTTGCTGATCTTACCATACTAATAATTATTATTAAAAAAATAATTACTATTGCAATAATAAATACATAAATTGCCAATTTTTTCATACTAATAATTTTAAGTTTAAAAAAAATTAAAAAAGTTATATATTATATGTTTTTTTCTTTATATTATATTTTTATTATTTATCATCATCGCTATTACTATCGCTACTACTATCATTTTTTTTATTAGACTTAGCAAAAGCAGCTATATGCTTTTTTCCAATAGGTCCTTTAATTGGTCCTTGATTTAGGTCAGCATCTTCGTCTTCATTTGCATCTTCGTCTTCATTTGCGTCTTCATCTTCGTCTTTATCCGCATCTTCGTCTTCATTTGCATCTTCGTCTTCATTTGCGTCTTCGTCTTCGTCTTTATCCGCATCTTCATTTGCGTCTTCATCTTCATTTGCATCTTTATCCGCATCTTCGTCTTCATTTGCATCTTCAGTATCTTCGGTATCTTCGGCATCTTCTGCTTTTACCTTTCCCTTTTTTTTTGTAATTTTGGGAATACTACTAATATGCTCTTTGAGGATTGTATATAGCTCCTCAAAAATATTGCAATTTTTAATATTTGATAAATCTGTAATTATATTAAAAAGCAATTTAGTTGTTATACTAGCCTTTTTCTTAAATATAATAATATCAGTTATAATCTTATTACAAATATAGATAATAAATCTAGTATATGTAATGAGAATTTCTCGCCTATTTAAAGGATTATTTATATCCTTAAATTCTGAAAGAGATAAGAAATCATCAATTTTATGACAAGATAGCTGTAATTTATCATCAGAAATGTAATTTATTGCGGCCTTTAATTTGCTGTATAATTGCTCATTATCTAACCTTAATAATGTCTGCAATAAAAATACGAGTAAATAAATAACCTCGGCAGATATTGAAAAAGGCACTATTTTTTTTACTTTTATTTCTGTGATGATTTTTGTGCTTACCGCTGCTGCTTTGTTAGGATCTGCCTTCTCTCTTTTAGCGGTAAAATCCTCATATGATTTACATATAAGTATATCCCCTTTATTAGTTCTTACAATATCGGCTAAATCTTGATCTTTAGAATCAAGTGTAATTAGCGCAATTTCTGTAATTTGTCTCTTAACTGCTGAATTACTGTTCTTACTTGGCATTTTGCTATATATGGCTATATTTATAATATATGGTATTAAAAATGAGTAAATTCAAATATGCTTTTGTGTATTTAAAATCTAAATTAGATTTAAAAAATCATAATTGAATATATGTAAATGTAGCCATATATAAATATAATAAATAATGCCGACAAATATAACAAAAAATAAATTTATAACAAATATTTTATCAAATGATTATGATAAAGTATGTAAGACAATTAGTAGATGCCCATCTGTTGTACATGAGTGTATAACAGATGGAAGAAATCCATTACACAAAGCCATTTATCAAAAAAATACAGATATTGTAAAGTTATTACTCGATTCTGGTGCAGATGCTAATAAATGTGAGTCAAAGGGAATGCAAACATTATTTGAATTTAATAATAATATAGATGTTGTATTTGATGGAGTAACTCCATTATTTGCAGCAATAAGTAAAGGGGACCTCAATTATTCCATTGTACAAATTTTACTTGAATATGGGGTAAATGTCAATCAATGTGATTACCATAATACAAGTCCACTATATTTAGCAATAAAGGGGAGAAATACAAGAATTGCTAACTTATTGCTTGAGTATGGTGCAGATGTGAATATATGTAATTATACAAATACTAGTCCGTTACAGGTAGCAGCAATGAATGGAAATAGTCAAATTGTAAAAGCATTACTTGAGCGTGGTGCTACTACCGATATTACCAATGCAGATGCTGCCAATGCAGATTCTGCCAATGCAGATTCTACTAATACTAGTCCTCTATATTTAGCAGCTGTGAGATGGGCTAATCCATTATTTATAGCAAAGAAGAAAGAATATGAAAGTATTATAAAAATGCTACTCAATTCTGGTGCGGATGTTAATAAATGCAGCATTTGTTTAGACAATTTGAATTAAAAACAAAAAACTCTTTGCTTATTTTTTTGCAAATATATTGCAAATTATAAATCATAATTGAATTATATATTATTTTAAATATATATATATACTTAATATTAAGGATGATGGAAGATATAAATATTTTTAAATTATTAAAAAGTACATCTACCTCTGGAGACAATAGTGAATTATATCCAAAAAAGAAATATAAGAATATAGAAGATGTAAAGAATGATAATTTAACAAAACATGATATGGTATCAATTATATCTACTTACATTGAGCAGACGGGATTAATATCTCATAATATAGAAGGGTTTGATGATCTTACGGAAAATGGTATTGGGCGAATTATGACAGAGCAATTTGATATTAATAAAGTATTTAAAAATATAAGAACTCAAACGCCACAAGATTTATTAAGGGATTCATACCAAGTTATGTTTAAATTTCATAATGTAAAAGTAGGAATGCCAATATATACAACTTATTCAGCTTGTCAATTTTCATACTTATTTCCAAGTAGGGCGCGTTTAACTGGTCTCCCATATGCAGGCCAAATAACATTATCCGCCACAGTAACTATAAGAGCTAATTATAAAAATGGTCAAGTAGAAGAAAAAGTAGCAGAAATATCATCATTCCCAATAGGGAGTTTCCCTATTATGGTTGGTAGTAATAGATGTCATCTAAAAAATATGACAAAAAGCGGACTTAAAGAAATAGGAGAAGATCCAACAGATATGGGTGGCTACTTTATTATGAAAAATAATGAATATGCTGTATTAGGTTTAGAAAATATTAGATATAACTCTATACATACTCATATAGTGGGTAAAAAGTCAAATGAGGCGATACGAACTGAATTTTTATCACAACCTGGAGGTGCATTTGAAAACTCTTCACAAATTAAGATTAGATATATGACAAATGGCCAAATAAATATAGAAATTAATTCTACAAAATTAACAAAAAAAAGATTACCATTTTATATAATATATCGTCTATTTGGAATGACTAGTGATAAAGATATTGCAAATACAATAGTATTTGATGTTAATGATAATAGCATAATTACTCAAAATTTATTGCAAATTATTCATACAGCATTTCATCTCGCAGATGAAAATTTTAAGCCATTAATAGATATATTAGAACGAAGGCAAATTATTCAATTAACTGCAGAGAGGGTACATAAATATATCCAAGATACAGCTTATAGAAATAATGATAATGCCATTCAATATGCAAATGAAGATTTATTAAAAACATTAGATTTAATATTTCTTCCACATATGGGAAAGAGTGCAGAATCGAGAATAAGAAAATTAAAGTTTTTAGGACTTATGATTCGCAAAACATTATTAGTACATCTTAAAATATTACCACCAACAGATAGAGATAGTTATGCAGGAAAGAGAGTGCATGGATCTGGAGTTAGTTTAGCAAAAGCATTAAAGACTCATTTTAATATTATTCATATTAAATCTATATTGGGCGCAATTAGTAGAGAGCTAAAAAATAATCCATGGGAATCCATAACAGAAAATACCATTATTGATACATTTAAAAATTCATTAACGGCAAGTGATTTAAATAAAGCTATGGAGCAATCCATCACCAGTGGTAATAAAACTATAGTAATTAGAAGACAAGCTGCCACAAATAGAGTATCTAGTAATCAAATAGAAAGAAAGAATATTTTAAATTTCTATAGTGCCTTGAGGACAGTAGCTACACAAAATTCAGGCAATGCATCTAAACAAACTGAAAGGGCCGATAAAATGCGAAGAGTGCATCCTACATATTTAGGATTTATATGTATAATACAGAGTGCAGAGAGTGGAGAAAGTGTAGGTATGCAGAAGCAATTGGCAATAACTGCAGGTATATGTTCTGCGGGAGATTCTGTTGCTATGAAATTATATCTATTATCAGATCCTGATGTATATATCCTTGATGATGTTAGCTTGGATAGAATTCCTAAAGAAAATTTATCATTTATTTATGTAGATGGTGAATTAATTGGATATTGCAAAAATGCTCATTTATTAGTAAATAGATATAGAATGCTTAGAAGAGAGGGTAGAATTGTAGACCCATATACAACTATATATTGGAAAAGCATTACTAATGAAGTTGAATTTTGGCTAGATGTTGGAAGATTAAAACGGCCATTGCTCATTGTAGATAATAATTTAGAGCAATTTGATGAAGTCTGTAAACAAGCATTTAATAATAAAAAGAAAATTCCTGATAGCATTCAATTTACACAAAATATTAGATTAACAAAAGATCATGTAGTTAAATTGGTATCTGGGGCAGTGAAATTTATTGATCTTGTTGAAGAAGGTATTTTTGAATATATTACCCCAGAAGAACAAGAAAATTGTTTAATTGCAGAATCTATAGATGAATTGTTTAGAAATAAACATAATTTATATTTAAGATATACTCATTGCGAGATGGAACAGGCTATATTAGGCCTCACTGCATTAATCTCTCCATATGCAAACCATACACAACCAGCAAGAGTTACTATGTCTACAGCACATAGTAGACAGGCTGGTGGGTGGTATGCATTAAATTATCCATTTAGATTAGATAAGAATAGATTTTTTCAATTTTATAATGAAATTCCATTAGTGAAGACTATTACTCATAAATTTATTCCACCAAATGGGGCAAATATTATAATTGCATATACAAGCTATGGAGGAGATAATCAGGAAGATTCTGCTATAGTAAATCAAGCATCTGCTGATAGAGGATTATTTGCTGGATTATTTTTTAAATATGAAATGATAGAATTAGAGAATGGTGAAAAATTTTGTAATCCAGATGCCCTCACCACTAAAAATATGAAACCAAATGCAAGTTATGAAAAATTAGTAAATGGGTTTATTAAAGTTGGAAGTACTATTCAATTTGGTGATGTTATGATAGGAAGAGTTGCTAAAATTAATAGGGGAAAAATGTCAGGAAATAATTATCTATATACTGATAGGAGTATTGTATATAGATTGCAAGAGCCTGCATACATTGAGCAAGTAATAGAGACAAGAGGTGCTAATGATGAGCAATTTGGCATAGTCAAATTGAGATATAATAGACCACTTCGAACAGGAGATAAAATGTCTTCTAGAAGTGGTAATAAATCAATTGTTGCACGTATGGTTCAGCAAAGCGATATGCCCTTTACGCAATCGGGGATGGTTCCCGATGTTATTACTAATACGCATAGCTTTCCATCTAGAATGTCTATTGGACAATTATTAGAAACTACTGTAGGCAAGATATGTGCACAAAAAGGCTCATTGTCTGATGGTACTGCATTTTTGCCAGTAGATCATGAAGCAATAGTTGATGAAATGATAAAATATGGATTTCGTTTTAATGGAAAAGAAAGAATGTATAATGGGATGACTGGAGAACATTTTGATTCAGCTATTTTTATTGGGCCAGTTGCGGGACAGCGTCTACAAAAATTTGTGCTCGATGATGAGCAATCTGTTGCTGGGAGTTGCCCAACGGATGCAACAACGGGACAGCCATTAGGCGGAAAGAGTGTTCAGGGCGGTTTGCGTATGGGAGAAATGGAGACATGGGCATTAGAATCACATGGAAGTATGTTTAATTTATATGAAAAACACCACATTGATTCAGATGGTAGAGTATTGTATGTCTGTAGAAGGTGTGGCAATAGTGCAGTATATAATGAATTTAGAGATATATATCAATGCCGAATTTGTAAAGAATTTGCAGATATTGCCGCTATTGAAAGTACTAAAACTGCAAATTTAATGAGAGAAGAACTTGCCGCATCAAATGTTGAAATGACTATTGGGTTAAAGCGAAGACAGTTTGAAAAATATGGCTAATTACTAAATTTTAGTACTAAATACTTGTATTACTAAATACTCGTATTACTAAATACTTGTATTACTAAATACTTGTATTACTAAATTTTAGTACTAAATACTTGTATTATTTTATATTTTTTTTAATACTTAGTATTATATTTTATTATATTTGAATATTATATTAAATATTTGTATATATATAATTATATTAATTATTCATTATTAAAAAATGGAATACGCATATGCCTTAGATTTTAGAATTATTAGAGAAGGAGATGGCAGTACTATCTCCTCCTCAATTATTGAAAGGGTGGCCATTACAGATTTAGAGGCAATTGTAAAAAAGGGCCGAGATGGAGTTATTATTTCTATGATGGCTACACCAGAGTTCAAGTCAATCAATATCATTATTGAAAATCCGGAGAGTGCAAAGGGTGTAATTACTGGATCATTGGAAATTCCATTTCCTGATGAGGGTGAAACTTCAATTCAAACCATTAATGGAGTAATTGCACTTCAATTATTAAAAATTCAAAATAAAAATATATCAGCTTTATCATTTTCCGATGGGAGTAAAAAACATATTCCTACAAAGGGCACAGCTGCCATAAGTTATGCCAATAAAGCTGGCAATTTAAATACAAATGGTAATCAATATAAACCCAATGCCGATTTTAAAATTGTGCAAAGGGGAATTAATATAAAAATGTCTGAATTATTAAAATCAACCATTTTTAATAATAAGAGTATTATTAATACTAGTACTTGCTATGCATATAATGGAAAAAATAATTGCATAAAATTTGCCAGTACATTAAATACTGGAGAATATAATATATGTTCTCAATGTAAAGGTGTTTTGGCTCAATTAGAAGAGTTTAAATGCAATAAACTTAATTGCACAAATTCTGTTTTCATCGATGGAAAGGGAAACCCAAAAAATGAATTTTGTAATGAATGTGCAAAGTAGAAAACTTTTTTAAAAAAAGTTCACAAAAAGCACTTCACAAAAGCACTTCACAAAAAGCACTTCACAAAAAGCACTTCACAAAAGCACTTCACAAAAAAAGTTCACAAAAAGCACTTCACAAAAAGCACTTAAAAAGCACTTAAAATTTAAAAATTAAATTATATATTTTTTTTATATGAGCCTTCCAATTAGTATTAGGATTTGATATAATAATTTTAAAATCTTTTTTTTCTGGAAATTTATTACTATTATTATTAACAACTACAAATCTATCGGCCCATAATGAATACCATACAGCTTTTTCTTTATAGTCATTTAACATAAAATCAATTGATTGTACCCACCCATATATATTTTCTCCCTTTATTGAAAACATTCTACCAAGTTCAGTAGCTCGCTCTTTTACTCGTTTTGTTGCGACTGTTTTAGATACCAATACATATACTAATATACAAAAATAGCCATTTAATTGTGCATCAATAATAATATTAGGATAGTGCATATTTAATATTAAATTGTAATTAGCTTTTAATAGTCGCCCTATTACTAATTGTATTAATGATGTTTTTGACAATTTATCCATACATTCTTTCCATCCAGATGCATATCCAATATTTGTTCTATTACCATTAATATCTGGAATATTTCTAATATTTTCACCAATTGGTAAATAATCTAATAATTTATCAACATCAAATTGTACATAATTTGAATACTTTATATCGCTATGATGCTCAATTAAATGCTCTATTATAGTTGATTTTCCAGCACCAGGTGCACCAATTGGAAAAATTAATTGAGGGCATTGTTTTATAGATGGCATCTTTCCCTTTGTAATATTTTTATATATAATATTGATATATTCATTAATATGTTCATTTGTTGGAGTAGGGCATAGATCAGATGGATTAGATATCCATCTGATATTATTTTTTGTTTTATTTTTTAGTTTATCCATTGTACATTATACATTATACATTATACATTTTTATCCAATTTAACACCTGCTATATATTATTTTTTTAATAATTTAAAAAATATATTTTAATAATCTAAATCTATTAGATCATCTAAATCCATTAAATTAGATAATAATTTAAATTTAGATGGTTTTAGTGGATAATAATTAGTAACGGTATTATCATTATTTATTCTTTTTAATTTAAAGCTAATTCTTTTTAGTTCTAACTCTATATCTTTATATACTCCTAAATACTCAATAGTGTCTAAATATTCAATAATTTTTATTTTATCCATATTATTTGATAGTTTTAAATATTCACCATTTAATAAACTATTATTTTTTTTTAATAATATATTTATCCATTCTTCTATAAGATTAAATAGCATTAATATAAATATTGTACCAAATTTAATTGTAATGCCTTTTTCTAAAATTAAATTATGGTAACCCGTTACATTATATTCCCCATAGTTAAATATCTCCAATATTGTCCGTTTATTACCATTAATGGATGCCACTATAGTCATTTTTTTTAAAAAATTATCATTTATATAATTTACATTATTAATATTCCAGCTAACATCAAATTTATGCTTACTGCAAAAATTTGCTATCTTACTCGCCTCATCCTCTAAATCTTCCATAGTTATTATTTGCAATGGGGGATTTTTTATACTATCCCATATGTCATTACTTGCACTTGCACTTGCACTTACACTTGCACTTGCACTTGCACTT